TATAAGCGCACTCAACAAATCGTACGTTGTCTAATGTATATTCGAATTGTTTCAATGTCCCGATTGAAACTAATTTTGAATGATACCATTTATTTTTAATTTTATTGTGTAAATTGTAATAATAAAAATGCATTTCCAGTGATATTATATCTATATCGCAATTAAGTGATCCGAGAACCCGAGGATCGGGAATTTCGTCGAGGTCGGATATTATTAACATGTCTTGATCTTGTAGATCGGGTATTTTTCCAAATCCACGAATTCCACAATTCCTCTGAAATTTTTCATTCACCCATTGTTCGTTTTTTTCGTAATTTATATTCGGAAATATATACGGAAAATCGTCAACAATTATATGTATAATCTTATTATTGAATTGTTCAAACATATGCCGATTATCCTTGAAAAATAACTCTTTACTATGACCCGCATAAGTGTGGGTCGCTTCCACTATTATAAAATAATCTACTACATCATATAGTATATTTAAACGGTAATTCAATAAGTCTAATTCATTGTAAAATAAGAAGCAATCTATAATTTTCATATTTTTCATTATACATCCAGATGTTTTTATACACATTTGGAAATTACTATTTACTGGGTTGGATGTATATCGGCACCAATACATAACCAACGAAGTAAATTTATCAAGACGCAAAAATACAACAAGGCAATTCCAATCATTACATCCAGAGTCAATGCATAATTTTCAGGTATTTACTGGTTTATTCATGTTATTTTCCGATCGAAGATTACTTATCTTATATCCAACATCCATATATATATATACATACATATATCAATGGTTTCTAAACGACTTAATTAATATGCGCGTATAGAATTCAGAAAAAAAAACGAATTGTCCAATTATCGTGTATATTTTTCTATTATTATTATTATATTTACCATTCGACTGCCCACATAGTACAGTTATCTGTTGACCTCCACCTCTGTTTGTTAATTTCAAATTCAATCATTTCTTTAGGGATGCGCTTCAAATACCATTTTGCGTTTTTTCCTCCTTTCACAATAATATTTGGTGGGTCTTCCATACGAGAAGCGATATTAATCATATCATCCAATGTTAAGGTCTTATCAAATCCGCGCTTACCTACACGTTTATTTGCATCATTAGTCCCGTCTTCGGGATGGATAACACTTTCGTGATATCCAACATCTGCGCCTGGGTACATATATAGTTTTGTTACTGAATCCATGTTTTGTTTTTGTTTTTGTATGTTATAATAATGATAAAATAAAATAACAATCAATTTTACGTATTTTTGTGTTGCATTGTTATAAGAAATCTAAACGAGAAAACATCGTTTCAAACCACTCAATTTTAACAACTTTATATTCCGTGCTTCGGTCCATAGACGAATAGCCTATTATAAACTCATTTTCGACCTTAACAAACCCCAATGTATATTCTACGCATTCACCACCAAAAGTGAAAAACGGTGTATATCGCAAAACCTGAAACGTATTTATATCCAATACTACCATAGTATGATAATATAGTCTGCGGTTCTCGTAAGACACTACATGACATATAAACCATATCTCATCGCCAACTCTCACGCCATTTGTAGAACCCCGAAAACGGTCGAAAATAATAGAGGTAGATAATTCGTGGGTTTTTTCAAGAACATCATTATTAATATCACCGATCACCAATGGATGCCATCCATAGATGCATTTCAAATTTCTTTCGGCATCTTCAAATAACACCCAATTTTTCTCTAGTTTCTTTTGGAATGATGAAGTCAGAACCACCGAATTAGTTTTGCCAGTTGTGATATCAATCTCGCCGTGTTCTATTGCCATACCATCATGAGTCGCTCTGTTCCCATTATATAGTAATTTACCATTATGGGCAAAAAGACGAATGTCCTCGACCCCGACATAACGATTGTCTCTAGAACGGTCGTGTTTCATTTTAATATAATTATCATTATGAGATAATATATTTATCGACTCTATTAAATCCCAGTTTTTATAATTTCCATTTTTGTCAATTGTGTAATTTACGTATCGAGTATTATATATAAGTTCTCCATTCAACATGCAAATAGAAGGTGTGCTATTATAAAATCCCTCTATGATATCGCTTAAATTCTTATTGTGTTTTTCTCCAGGGACAACTATATTATAGAATTTATAATTTTGTAATACATTGTCTGTTAAATTTGTCGGTCCAAATGGATATGCCATAAGATTCATACAACATTTAGTCAAATCATATTTATCTGAATTGCAATAATACCCTATAATACTTAGCTCGTAATCTAATTTGAAATTATAGATATCCCTTTCCACAAATAAATAATCGGGATTTGTGTTCTCCCCGCGTTTCTTATCGGCGATCTTATAAAATAAGTATGCGAGTTCATTTTTGCCACATTTTCTATAGGATGTAATAATTTCATATATGTTCTCTATACGCTGTGGAAATATGTTTATTGCCTCCATCCAATAATGTATTGCTTTTTCCATCTCACCCATATCTCGGTATAAGCGCCCAATCATGAAATAACTATACCATATTTCCTCTATCCATCCTCCTAGTGTTACTCGATCCTTATATGCATCTATTGCCTTATCACTTTGTCCCGAATCCTTGTAACTATTTGCCAAATAAAATGTATATCTGCAGTTATTAGGAGTCGTTTCAAGTGCAGTTTTGAGTAGATTCACGTCGCGCAGGAATTTATCGCTTTTACATCCACCATCACCAATATCATTAATGAAGAAAAATGATGACGAGAACATACCATGGGTCGTGCCTATAGGCACATTCATATATTCGTGAGTAACACCCCAATAATTCATTACAGAACGATTTTTTACAATGCGAACATTTTTGTAATTAAATTCACTGTTTCCTTGCATGATATAATGTGCATCGTGATGTTTTAGTTGTAACTTTAATTCTTCTTTATTGAAATTTGAACCATATTGGAGAACCATATCAGCATCCAATAATAATATGTAGTCTGCGGGCATATCATTGCATTGTTCCAATGCAAATGTCCGATTATACCCAAAATCCACGAATGATTTTTCTATTATCTTACCAGGAATGTTTTTTGTTGAGAAATAGTCTTTGATAACCGCGATTGTACTATCCGTGCTTCCAGTATCACAAATACAATAACTATCAATGATTGGGAGAACCGAATCAAAGAGACGAGTAATGATTTTACTCTCATTTTTAACTATCATGTTTAGCAACATTCGTATTCTATTGTATTGTATGGTATATTGTTCTTATTTCTTTTCTGACATTATTATAAAATGTCTCTCACACGTTTCAACGATGATCCAGCGAGAATAAAAAAGAAATTACAAGAAATGACTACAGTGAGTCAATATCAATTGAATGCACCTGGACCTGGGCTTGATACACCATTCTTTGAGGATACGCATATAAGATTGCAGAAATGGGGGGCGAATCTTCGCAATAATACCACGAATTTAGAAAGTGATTTGATAGGAATCAACCGAAAAAACAGAAAATACCCAATAGAATACAATGCAAACACACCAATAACTTCCGAAATCGGTTATGGAAAACATGCGGCGTTCATTGATGAAACTCGGGCATCTAACCCAGCATGGACTCTTCGGGATTTAGAACATACACGATGGGCAACTATTGGAAGTATGCCAATTCCTGTATTGGCAGTCGGAGTCGCCAACCTACCAACTCCAGTAGATACTCCTTTTCTTGCAAATCAATCCACACGAATAATGCAAAAATCAAGAGAACATTAAATTGTCTAGACAAAAAATGTAATATTATAGAATATATAATATTATAGAATATTATAGAATGGAACTTGCAATACCTTTACTAGCAATGGGTGGATTATATATAGCAAAAAATCAAGAGAAAAAGGTAAAATCTGGTTTTACTAATATGTCACGCTTACCTAATGTTGATATACCCGATGAGAATTTCAATAGCGGAATGCAACCCAATGAATCGGAACCTACATCCAAATTATCGACTACGAATAAATACGACGGTCGTCAAGCGTATACCGATAAATATTTCACACCACCTGCCCAATCCACAAATACAACCAAATATAATTCTATAACTGGAGAACAAGTAGACGAGAATTATTTTAGACACAATAATATGGTACCTTTTTTTGGCGGTAATATACGTACACGGACAGTAGATGCAAAATCGTCAGAATCTATATTGGATAACTATACCGGTGCTGGTTCCCAAATACAATCCAAACAAGAACGCGCACCCTTATTTTCTCCAAGTGAGAATCAACAGTGGGCAAACGGAGCACCGAATACTACAGACTTCATGCGAACCCGCGTGAATCCAAGTATGCGAATGGCGAATGTCAAACCATTTGAAGAAGAAAGGGTCGCACCTGGGCTTGGTTTAGGATTCACCACTTCAGGTAGTGGTGGATTTAACTCGGGACTTATGGAGCGCGACGCATGGCAAGAGAAGACGGTAGATGAGTTGCGTGTTTTAACAAATCCGAAATCGAGCGGAAATATGATTTTGGACTATGCTGGACCTGCTAGTAGTCACATAAAGAGAACCGCTGGACAGGGTATACAAGAGAAAAATCGCGTAGATACTACATTTGAATTTACCAGCGATCGATATTTGACTACAACTGGTATCGAGAAGGGACCCACTTTGCGCTCGGTTCAAGTGGAAAGGGACTTAGCTAGACCAGAGACAACTGCCTCATATGCAGGTGTCGCAGGATATGGAAATTCAACCATTTATGTTGACGGAGAACATATGCCATCCCACCGTATGCCACTTGGTGCCGTCCAGTTCACTGCTCCTGGTGCTAACGGGAAAGCAAGTCCTACTGATTCCGATTATGGGATCAAGGGTAAGATGGCATACCCAAATAATCGTTCATCTAATGTACAAGATAAATATTTCGGCGCGGTCGGCGGTGCATTTGGTGCTGCTATAGCACCATTGATGGATGCTCTCCGCCCATCGAGAAAAGAGAACACTATTGGTAATCTCAGACCATATCAAAATGCAAAATCATCTGTAGCTGCGCCATATGTGTTCGACCCTACACAATTAGCTCCTCAGACTATTCGTGAAACAACCGAAGAGTCGAAATTTCACATGAATATTAATGCAAATCAACGTGGAGGAGGATACGCTACAACTGAACACCAAACAGCGACCACTGCTCGCGCTACAACTGGCGATTTTTATTATGCTGGCGGTTCCAGTGCCACCAATGCAAAAGAAATGCGAAGACATGATGCCGAAGAGAATCAAAGAAACAATGATATAAAATCATCTACAATCAATAGTCGCATGGGAAATGGAAATACTAATATGTTCAATGGAAATGTAAATATGTCAGCGAAACATAAAGACGTACATCTCATTAATAATCGCCCACTTGTTCAAAAAGGCGCAGCCCAATCACCGTCCGTGGACCAAATTGGACGAGTTAGTGGTGCGGTTCCATTATACCAAACCATTCAAATGGACCGTAATACTCCAGATATTAGAAATGCACTTCAAGGCAACCCATACGCTATTCCATATGTCCGCTAAATCAACGATGTTTTTTTGCGAATACCCAACCATTCCATAAATTGTTTCCATGTATGTATCAACCAATTGGATTTCGGTGATATATTATCATATTCTATATCCATAATCTTAGTATAATCGGTATTTCGTAACATGTTTTATACCATACATACATACTATATTACACGAAAATATACATAAAGATATAATCAATATTAAGTTTACATGGATTATACTGAAAAATATGACAAGTATATGTTGCTTCAAATATGTATTTACAATCAGGATTTGAAAAAACTATATATTGATTTAGCAGAGAAACACAATCATCAAACTGAAAATGCTGGATTTGATATTTTTACACCTGAATATACACCCTGTTTACATGGACATGTAACTAAAATTGATTTTCAGATTAAATGCAAAGCAACAATGATAACCGATAGTGGTAAACAATATAACACTGGATTTTATATGTATCCGCGTTCCAGTCTATCAAAAACCCATTTGCGATTAGCGAATTCTGTTGGAATTATTGATTCTGGATATAGAGGTAATTTGATAGGTGCCTTCGATTTATTAAATGATTGCGCCGTTAAATCTGGCGACCGTCTCGTTCAAATATGTGCTCCTGGACTCGTACCTATTATGATTATAATAGTGGATGAGATGACGGATGATACCATGCGAGGTTCAGGCGGATTTGGATCTACTGGTATATAAATATGTATGTATTTATGGTTATAATTCGATATATATTTATAATTGAGTCTCACAAAAAAAAGATAAGAAAGTAACTTATCTGGTGGTAGGTAAATCAACACTAAACGCATGTAATCCATAATTTAGTAACGTTTCTTACTTTTAGTGCGCTTTCTAGTTGCACCACCTCTTATTTTCTTTGTAGATTGAGCTTTTTTTTTTGGTGTATTTTTTGATGTATTTCTTGGTG